CTGCCGGCTGCCGATGCCCCGATCTGTTCGCTCAACGCCACGCAGGTCGGCCAGCTGCTGGGCATCTCGGCAAAGGCCGCCAACCAGCGTCTCGCGGGTCACGGGTTGCAGGTGCGCAACGACCGCGACGAATGGGAGCTGACCGAGGCCGGCGAGGCTTGGGCCGAAGCGATGCCGTACTCGCGCAATGGTCACTCTGGCTATCAAATCCTCTGGAATCCGGCGGTCGCCGTGCAGCTGAAGGAGGTGGCGTGATGGCGCTCCCGATCATCACCGCTGATCAGCGGCTGGCCGAGCGGCGCGGCGTCAAGGGCGTGCTGGTCGGCAAGGCCGGCATCGGCAAGACCTCTCAGCTGTGGGCGCTTGATGCCGAGTCGACTCTGTTCATGGACCTGGAGGCCGGTGACTTGGCCGTCGAGGGCTGGGCCGGCGACACCGTCCGTCCGCGCACCTGGAAGGAATGCTGTGACGTTGCCGTGTTCGTCGGCGGCCCAAACCCGGCGCTGCGCGACGACCAGTCGTTCAGCCAGGCGCATTACGACGCAGTCTGCGCGCGCTACGGCGATCCGGCCCAGCTCGCCAAGTACCAGACCATCTTCGTCGACTCGATCACGGTCGCGGGGCGCCTGTGTCTTCAGTGGTGTAAGGGCCAGCCGCAGGCCTACTCGGAGAAGACCGGCAAACCGGACAGTCGCGGCGCCTACGGGCTGCTCGGCCAAGAGATGATCGCTTGGCTCACGCACCTGCAGCACGCGCGCGGCCGGAATGTCTGGTTCGTCGGCATCCTCGAGGAAAAAGTCGACGACTACAACCGCCGCATCCACCAGTTGCAGATCGACGGTTCCAAGACCGGCCTGGAACTGCCAGGCATCGTCGACGAGGTCATCACGCTCGCCGAGCTGAAAGCCGAGGACGGCACGGGCTATCGGGCCTTCGTCTGCCACACGCTCAATCCCTGGGGCTATCCCGCCAAAGATCGCTCCGGCCGTCTCGATCTCGTCGAGGAGCCGCACCTCGGCCGCCTGATGCAGAAGATCGCCAGCGCCGCCCGCCCCGCTCCCGAGCGTCTCGATTTCACGCGCCCGGCCGCCGCCACCCAAACAACCGCATCCCCGCAGGAGTAGGCCATGACCACCTGGAACGATTTCAACGACGCCGAACAGCAGCAGGACTTCGATCTCATCCCCAAGGGCACTATCGCCCGCCTACGCATGACCATCAAACCGGGCGGCTACGACGACCCGGACCAGGGCTGGGTTGGCGGCTACGCGACGCAGAGTTTCGAGACCGGCTCGGTCTACCTCGCCTGCGAGTTCGTTGTGCTGGAGGGCGAGTACGCGAAGCGCAAGCTCTGGTCGAACGTAGGCCTGCACAGCCCCAAGGGCCCGACCTGGGGGCAGATGGGCCGCACCTTCATCCGTGCAGTGCTCAATTCCGCGCGCAACGTCCACCCGCAGGACATGGGCCCGCAGGCGGCCGCCGCGCGCCGCATCCAGGGCTTCCATGAGCTGGACGGCATCGAGTTCGTCGGCCGCATCGACGTCGAGAAAGACGCTAAGGGCGAGCTGCGCAACGTGGTCAAGCTCGCCGTCGAGCCCGGCCAGCCCGAGTACGCGCAGGCGCTCGGCCTGGCGGTGCCGCAGAAGACGCCGGGCGGCGGCACCTCCGGCGCGCCGGCGGCGCCGCGTGCGCCCGCACCTGCCGCATCCCGGCCGGCTCCAGCCACCGGCAAGCCCGCCTGGGCACAGTAAGGGGGACGGATGAAATGCTGGGTCTGCAAACAACAGGCGCGAGGCTTCGGCCACACCGACAATCGCCATCCGGCGGGCGATGCGCGCCGCTATCCCGCCGATTGGGTGTTCTGCTCGCGCCGCTGCCAGGACGCGTTCCACGCGCTGTATGGCAACTGGCTCCGGGTCAAGGACGGCTATGGCAATTCGAGGGAGGCCGTGATGATCGATCCGTCTGATATCGAACGGGCCGCGATGCGTAAATGCCTCAAGGCCTTCGGCGAGGCGGCGGGGTACATCGGCTTCGACAAGCCGCTCGGTGCTTACTCGGAGGCTGAGGCTCTGCAGGTGATCGACGCTATCGTCACCCGCTACACCGAGGCGATGGTCGAGCACCACGAGGCGAGCAAGCTCCCGCCGATACGCGGCATGAAGGACGCCGCCAGCGATCCGTTCGCCGACCTCGAAGACGACCTGCCGTGGGAGGCAAAGCCATGATGGACTTCAACTCCTCGGCCAGCCTCTCCGGCCAGGTCACGGCGTTGATCGACCTCGGGATGCAGCATGCGCGCGCCCGGCAAGGGGCGCGGCACTATCTCGGTGCTTCGCGCCTGGGCGTGGCGTGCGAGCGCGCCCTGCAGTACGAGTACGCGCAGGCACCGGTCGATGCCGGTCGCGAAACTGAAGGCCGGATGCTACGCATCTTCGAGCGCGGCCACGTGATCGAGGACTGCGTAGCAGGCTGGCTGCGCGCGGCGGGCTTCGATCTGCGCACGCGCCACGCGGACGACGTGCAGTTCGGCTTCGAGGCAGCGGACGGGCGCCTGCAGGGCCATGTCGACGGCGTCATCGTCGCCGGCCCTGAGGGCTTTACCTACCCGGCGCTCTGGGAGAACAAGTGCCTGGGCGCCAAATCCTTCCGCGAGCTGGAGAAACATTATCTGGCCGTCGCCAAGCCTGTCTACGCAGCACAGGTCGCGCTCTACCAGGCCTATCTGGATCTCCACGCACACCCGGCGCTCTTCACGGCCATCAACGCCGACTCGATGGAGATCTATGCCGAGCGTGTGCCGTTTGATGGCGGCCTCGCCCAGCGCATGTCGGACCGGGCAGTCAAGGTCATCACCGCCACCGAGGCCGGCGAGCTGCTGCCGCGCTCGTTCACCGATTCCACCCATTTCGAATGCCGGATGTGCGCTTGGCAGGACCGCTGCTGGAGGACCCAAGGATGAACGATACCGATATCCAGACGCCGCCGGTCATCGCCGGCGAGCCGATGATCGACGCCAAGCAGGCCGCCGCCGCGCTGCGCCTGCCGTACTACTGGTTTGCGGATCACACGATGCGCGCCAAGCATCGCATCCCTCATTACCTGCTTGGCGGCCTGGTGCGCTACCGCCTGTCCGAGCTCGAAGCGTGGGCCGCGCACATCGCTGCCGTTCAGGGCCGCAAAGGCGATGCAGCAGATTCAACTGTCGAGGGAGCCGAATGATCGACTTCAACGATACCCAACCCTCCCTGGAACTCGACGGGGACACGAAGCACGAGGCGATTCGAACGGAGCTGATCGCACGTCTCGAGTCGGTGCTGCTGGCGCTGTTCCCGGCCGGCAAGAAGCGACGCGGCAAGTTCCTGATCGGCGACGTGCTGGGCAGTCCCGGCGACAGCCTCGAGGTCGTGCTCGACGGCGATAAGGCCGGGCTCTGGACCGATCGCGCCACCGGCGAAGGCGGCGACGTGTTCACCCTCATCGCCGCCCATCACGGCATCAACATCTACACCGAATTCCCACGGGTGTTGAGCGAAGCCGGCGATCTGATCGGTCGCTCCTACTCTGTGCCCGTGCGCAAAGCGAGGAAAGAGGCGCCGATCGACGATCTCGGCCCTGCTACGGCGAAGTGGGACTACCTCGATGCCGAGGGCAAGCTCATCGCCGTCGTCTACCGCTACGACCCACCCGGTGGCAAGAAGGAGTTCCGACCGTGGGATGCGCGCCGCCGCAAGATGGCGCCGCCCGAGCCTCGCCCGCTCTTCAACCAGCCGGGTCTCGCGGCCGCCGGCAACGTTGTTCTGGTCGAGGGCGAGAAATGCGCACAGGCGCTGATCCACCTCGGCGTCTGCGCAACCACGGCAATGCACGGTGCCAATGCGCCGGTCGACAAGACCGACTGGTCGCCGTTGACCGGCAAGGCTGTGCTGATCTGGCCAGACCGCGACAAGCCGGGCTGGGAGTATGCGATGGCGGCCGCGCAGGCAGCGCTCACGGCGGGTACCGCTTCCTGCGACGTGCTGCTGCCGCCGGACGACAAAGCAGACGGCTGGGACGCGGCCGATGCCGTGGCCGAAGGATTCGACGTCGCCGGCTTCCTCGATGGCGGGCCGCGCATGAGCATCAAGCCGGCCAATGCCACCCCCTCGCAGGAGGCCACAGTCTGGGCTACCGACGATGCGCTGGCACTGTCGTTCACGGGGCGCTACGCGGAGGACTGGCGCTACTGCGCGGCCTGGGGCAAGTGGCTGGTGTGGGATGGTCGCCGCTGGCAGGCCGACGAAACGCTGCTCGTTCATCACCTGATCCGGGCGATCTGCCGCGAGGCCGCGCTCAAGGCCGACTCGCATCGCCTGGCGGCCAAGCTCGCCGCGAGCAGCACGGTCAGCGGCGTCGAACGCCTCGCACGCACCGACCGCCGGCACGCCTCCACGTCCGAGGAATGGGATGCCGACCTGTTCGCGCTCAACACGCCGGGCGGCATGGTCGATCTGAAAACCGGGCGCATCAAGCCGCACGACCGACGCGAGCGGATGACCAAGCTGACCACCGCCACGCCGCGCGGTGACTGCGCCCGTTGGTGCGCATTTCTCGATGACATCACCGGCGGCGACGCCGCCTTGCAGGCCTACCTGCAGCGGATGGTGGGCTATTGCCTGACAGGCGCGACCAGCGCGCATGCGCTGTTCTTCCTGTACGGCACGGGCGCGAACGGCAAGTCGGTATTCGTGAACACGCTGGCCACGATCCTGGGGCATTACGCCACCAGCGCACCGATGGACACCTTCATGGAAGCGCGCGGCGACCGGCATCCGACCGATCTGGCGGGGCTGCGCGGCGCGCGCTTCGTATCCTCCATCGAAACCGAACAGGGCCGGCGCTGGAACGAATCCAAGGTCAAGGCCATCACCGGTGGCGACAAGGTGTCCGCGCGATTCATGCGCCAGGACTTCTTCGAGTACCTGCCACAGTTCAAGCTGGTGATCGCGGGCAACCACAAGCCTGCCATCCGCAACGTGGACGAGGCG